CGTTAAGTCCGGCACTAAACCATAGCTGCAATACGTTAGCAGCAACCATAAAAAAAAAGAACGACCGGGGTTGCTAATCCGGTCGTTCTTTGAAATTTTGAGAGTATGTTATTATTTTGTGATTTTCAGTTCTAGAAAATCAATAGCTTTTTGAAGTTGCTCCCATGTCAGGTTTCTTCGTCCAGCTCGGAATGAGCTATAATTACCAGGAGTAGTTTCTATCGCATTGCACATTGTGGCATTTGATATGTTTGCTAAATCCTGAAAATAGATAATTGATTCTCGGATTGTCATGCTTCGTCAATTGAATAAGTAACATTCCAACCTTTTGAAATTCCGTAAGGTTTTACAGCGTTTTCAAGCTCTTTTTCAGCAGCTTCTACCGAACCAAAACCCTCTGCATTTTCAATCATTTTAACTGTGTAATCGTCAGCTTTCAATGAGCTATTCCAATACTCTGTGTTTTGTCCGTACATGATTGCGATAACATAATAAGTTGCTTCCATAATTGTAATTTTTAAAATTTATAACTATTAATATTTAATCCATTCTTTCTTTAGAAAATTAAATTTTTCGTCTTGGTGTGCGTGTGCTTGCATATCTGCAATTGTTGGATTTTCAATTCCGTAAGTAGTCAAATTGAAAAGTCTTTTTTCTTCACGTTTTTGTTCGATAGCCATGTGACAAACTATATCTTTCAAGTCTGATTTTACTCTTTTGCTATTTTCTAATCTTTCTACGTTTCCGTATTTTTCAGCATAAGCAAGAAATTCAATCATTTTAGTTCTGATTTCGTCAGCTCTATAAACTTTAAAACAAAATTTGATTGAACTAATAACGCTGTCTCTGTTTTCTGTAAGAATGTCTTTAATAGTTTTCATATCGTTTTCGTTTTAAATGATATGCAAATATAGATGTTTGTTTTCATATACGAAAACATTTATAGTTAAAGTTTTCATATATGATAATCATTTAACTTTATACTCTCAAAATTTCAAAGAACGCTTGTAAGAAAGAAATGGTATGACTGCTAACACAGGGCTATAATTTAGCCTCAAATGCTGACATTTTCAAAGAGGCTAAACAATAGCCTTAATGTTAGCGGGCATTATAAAAAATAACGGAACTTTGTGAAATGGATAATTGCAAGCGATTTTGAAAAGTCGTATTTTTTGAACCATTCTTCAAAATCTTCGAGTGAAAGACCGTCATTCATTGCAAGTTGTTTTATATGGTCAATATCATTCATACATGGAATTATAACTTCTTCAAGTCCAATTCCTGAATTTTTATCAAGTTGACAAATTTCGACTTGTTTTGAATTATAAGGTTTTCCCGACCAATATCGAATTGAAAGAATCGCATTTCCTTTTTGAATTTCAGAAATTCGTTTTTGCCATAATTCGACATTTTGACGAATAGTATGAATTTTAGGATTTTTATTAACGTAGTTTTTGGTGCAATTCCCACTACATAATTTTTCAAAATCGCATAGTTGACACGGAATTATTTGTTTAAAGCCACCAAAAATCTTTTCAATAAAGAATGTTGGCTCTCCAGTTCTTTTATGAGTTGTTGGAAATTTTCTTGAAACTGTGATTACATAAGTTTTCATATATAATTGAAATTAAATTGTTCAAAATAGTGTCCAAAACTTGGACAATTAAAACGAAAAATAAATAACGACCCGCTAACACACGCCTATGTTCATTGGCTGGCTGACGTGCATTCCGGCAGTTTTGCTCCCGCATTCACTTTGTCGTTTCACGACAGCGAATGCTCCCGCATACCGCCAAATTCCCATAGCCTCGGTCGTTAGCTTCAATGCTAAAGAGGCGGAAGCGGTAAATTGTAAATTGCAAGGCAACTCGAAAATGGTGCGGTAAATGGTGCGCCAACAAAACGAATACGACCTTTATAAAAATGGATCTTTGCTTTATTCCATACGAAATTATGCCACCATTTCGAGGATGTTGATACTGGAATTAAAGCTACAATCTTAGTTCCTTTTAAACTTTCTTCATAGCATTTTTGCATGAAAAGATCTATATTTCCTCTCGAGTATGGCGGATTTAAAAAAACGATCTCGTTTGACCAATCTTTTATAAGTGAGTTATCAAGCTCTGTAAAAAACCTATTGCATTTAGCTGTATGAATTTCGCAAGCCGGATCAAGAGTAAAATTGTATAGTTGATTAAGTTGATTAAAGATCTTATGTGGAGTTTCCCACTTATCTTTTTGCAAACAGCCTTTTGAATTGGCTAATTCTTTATTTACAATCATAATGTTGATTTAAAAGATTAAGAAAGCACTGGAAGCTAACACACGCCTATCCGCCATTAGCTATTCCGTGCGTTTAGCAGGTTTCGGCTCCCGTATTTACCATTTTGCTTGTCGACAAGTCGACTGCCCGCAAACCGCCAAAAGCGGATAGCCTCGTTCGTTAGGCGCTGCGCTAAAAAAACGCAGTTTATTTATACCAAAGACCACCGCAGTATCTACAACGATAATGTGTTATAAATCTAGCAACTTGATTTTCTTCTTTTACGGGTAATTGACAATGACAAAATAGTTCGCCTTTTTTTTCTTCGGGTTCAGCTAAAATATTTGGATAGTCCCAAAATGATTGTTTTCCTTTTACGGAAATTGGTTCAGGAAATAGAATCGGGTTTGCTAGCACCCAGTGCCATTGACCTTCGTCCGCCCAAATAGACGTTGTATCTCCTTTTCTATTATAAGTTTTGCTGACGCAATCAATTATTTCTACTGATCCGATAATAGATGATATTGGCAGTTCAGGAACATAACCAGTTTTTTCTTTAATCACTTTAAGTCTTTCTTCACCGAAAAAATCTAAAGCACTAAAATATTTAATAGAATTTGCGGAAGCATGAATCAAAATACGACCTCGAAATTTAGTTCTCCACGAACGATTTTCAATATCTTTAATCCCTTCGCAAATAAGTGAAGCCCATGGCTGTTTAATTGTAATTGCTTTCATAATATGAATATGTTATTTTCAAAATGGCAAATCACTTTCTCCAGGTACTACTCCTGTTTCTTCTATTCGCTCAAAATCTATATCTACTAGACCTTTCAATATGTTGTAGTTAAACATATAAGCCGATGTTGTTTTTGTTTTATCAGTCATTCTCATACGTGCGTTTGTATTGGTTACTACCGATTCGCCATCTAGTGCAACTTCGGCTTCAACGGAAGATCCGGCATGTTCCGGTACGATCCATTTGAAGCGGGTTGCGTTGCATAAACCTATAAATGCCTGATTACTGTTGAAATAAGCCGTAAGCGATTGACGGCTAAGAGCCTCATTACTTCCGATTTCTTTCTGATAAAGTGAGTAAACTCCCTCAAAATCAATATAAAGAACTTTAGTTCCAACATTGAATAAAACCTCTTCTTTCTTTTTGCCTGAAAGCAAACGTGTTACACTTGTTGTTTCGCTAATTTTGAGCTCACGTCCGATTTTTATCTTTTCATGAGTAATCAACGTCGACATGGTTTGGAAGTAAGTAGATAGTTTATTAGTGCTGGATATGCGTTCTATTTGGCTAAATACCTTTTGCTGAGCAATGGGTAAAAATTCGGAATAAGAAAAAGGTAGTTGCATGTGTGGAGCATGTTCCTCCAATAATTTACAAGTTGCTGTCATCAATGCACAAGCGTTGACGATACGCATCAGCCCTTCGGTATTCGAGACATTTACTTTTACCGATTCCTTGAGCTTTTTAGTTTCATCGGCTAGAATGGTGAGATAGTGACGTTCGTATATTTCGCGAAGCTCAAGCACCTGAAGGAGAATATTTGAAAGTCCGGATTTCTCAGAATTTTTCAATTCTTCAAAAATTGCACTTTCTTCTTCTGTAAAGTCGCGCGACGGAACATCGCAAATAATACAGCGGTTGGCCAACGATCCATCATCCTTTTGCGGTGCTTCCTGGCCTAGTAATATAAGGGATGCATTTATCTCTGAGCTATCCATCGTTTTACTGGCAGCATCAGCCACTTTTATACGCCCTTGTCCGTCTAAAGTGGCTGCTTTTAGAGCCTGAAAAATCATAGGGTTAATCGTATTGTCGTTGTATTCTTCCATTACAATAGGAAGATTCCTCAAGCTTTCGATAAACATAAAAAAAGCTGCCGGAGTACCGGTGTTCAAATTGAATGCAGCCGATTTATAATCCATGTATAAGTTACGGATCGATTCCGCAATTTTTGACTTTCCGGAGCTTGTAGGACCAATAAAAAACGGCGCCGTGAATTCTCCACGGTTTTCGAAAATAAAGTCACGGAAACCGCATGTTATGGCGTACAAAATAGCCCATTTACCATTATCATTTACCGTATAAACTTTGTCCATTAACTCAGCCCAACGTTTGAAAGGCAATTGTTTATCTTCATTTATTTCTTTATACATAAAATTTCGTGCTAATTTGTATTTGTTTTTATCACTGTCGTTTTTTCTATCCAGATGAATTTTTGAAAATGCCGGAAGATAATAATTAGTGTCATCATGTGTCACTACTCCCAAATCATCTACATAATCAATCTGATACTTACCTTGCACTTTGTGAAATATGGCATTACCAAACACAAAAAAACCATCGTTATGTTGTCCAAGTATTCCGGTTGGATAGCACTTTGTAAATCCGTAACTCATGTTCATCCAAATGCGCTTGTATTGATCTACCGTCCCGAAATAATTGTAAGGACCTACATTGACCAATTTTTCATGTACTTTTGGTAGAACAGCAAATATTCCCGATTTCCACTCTACGTATTTATCCAGGCGTTTATCCATGTGGCAAAGTTGGATCACACGTTTATTATTGGCATCGTCGTTGCTTTCGTCAAAAATATGGAGCAATGGTTTGATAAAGAAATCCGACACAGGAGAATGACTACTAGCACCGTTTTGATTCTTGAACATATAGGTAAAATAACGACCATCTTTGTCAGCCAATGGATAAAATCCCCATTTCAGATAGTTATTCCAAAGCACTTTATCTTTTTCAACGTACTCAGGAATAATTTCAGTATCAATAGCCTGTCCAAGCTCACCCATACGTTGATTGTCGATCATGGCTTTATCTTTCTTTTTGGCCAGGAACGGTTTCATTACTTTTTCGAAAGCAGTTGCTTTCATGTTCAGCTTTTTAGCATAAACATCTTGAATAACTACTCTTACGGTTGCATCTAACTGAGATATCACTTCAGCACACTTGCCAATAATTTCAGATATTTTTGTACTATCTGTAATTTTATCTTCCGATTTTTCCCCACTAAGTAGCTCTCCATATTTTTCTATATAAAAATCACAGAAACTCATTGTTTTATCACCATCACCAACGGAAATATCAAATCCGTTTTTATGCATATTTTTCAATAATAGCAATGGTTTAGGTTCTCCGGCTTCTGTTGGCTCAATAGTTTTAATTGAATTTACAATCAATTTGCTTGTAACTGGTCGTAATGACTGCAAATCGGTTAATGTTGGATTTCCAACGGCTAATATTGTTGGAGTTTCAGAAAATGATTCAATAAAATTTTTCTGATCAAAAACCAACCAACAATCCGACTCCTCATCATCTTCCATTAGTTCGGCCGCATCCTCTAATCCGTAAAACCCATGTTTCCAATTTTCTACTTTAAGTTCTTTTGTTGGTTTGGCTTTATCTTTTATTAAATTTAACGAGATATTAAATGTATTTGATACACTTATTAAATACTTTTCACGAAGACTCTTACTTGGCACTACCGAAATGCATTCGCAAATCTGATCGAGCAGTTGTTCACTTTCAAAGTCTGAAACTTTGGCTACTTTCTTAGCTTCAAAAAAATATTCAATAAAAGATAGTTCTCTATTTTGAAGCAATACGGATAAATCCTGATTTACTGAAGCTTTGGCAAAATCATCAGGATCCTGTCCTTCTGGTAACATAATGGCACGCACATCGAACCCATGTGCCAGGAATGTTTTTGCATTGGAGATACTGGCTTTTAATCCGGCAGCGTCAGGATCATAAATACCTACCACTGTATTGGTAAATCGTTTTAGCAACCGTGCCTGTGCATCGGTTAGCGCAGTACCTGACCCGGCAATTATATTCTGAACACCACGTTGGTAAATGGAAGCCACATCAAATTGACCTTCTACCAGATAAGCTTTGTTTTTGCGGATAATAGATTCTTTTGCCTGGAATAAACCAAACAGCACATTCCCTTTATTGAACACCAGTGTATCCGGCGTATTGAGATATTTAGCAGTTTTGGCTTCATTGTCTGTTATTCGGCCGGTAAAACCTATCGGGCGACCATGCATATCCAAATAAGGGAATGTGATTCGCTGACGGAATGTATCGTATTGAAATTTCTTTTCTTCAGAAATACCCGTCATTCCTGCCGCTAATAAATTATCGAAGTTGTATCCGCGTTTTGGAAATTCGCGGGTAATCTGATTATCCTGATTAGCGTAACCAATCCGGAATGTTTCAATAGTATCGTCGGTAAGTTGGCGGGTAACTTTTACATATTCCGTTGCAAATTCAAACGATTTCAAATTTTCCGAAAATTGGTTTTGACTTTCCTGCAGAACGATAAAAACCGATTCCCGCTGTTTTTGCCTAGCCGTGTCTTCGGGTGTCATGCTTACTTCCGGAAGTTCGATATGACAATCTTTGGCCAGACTTTTCACGGCTTCGAAAAATGAAACTCGCTCATGCTCTTTTACAAAGTTTATCACATCACCTGTAGCTCCACAGGCAAAACAAGTGTAAATATTTTTTTGTGGTGAAACGGTCAGCGATGGTGCTTTATCCGAGTGAAATGGACATATACCAACGTAATTACGACCGTGTTTTGTGAGTTTTAAAGACTTCCCGATAACCTGAACAATATCGGATTTATCTTTAATTTTGGAAATTATATCTGGGGATATTTGGCTCATTTGGTTATATTTTCAAAAAGAGATGTTTGTCGTGCTTCGTAAACACCTTCCAATGTCACATCTAAGTAATCAGCAATACGTTTTAATTCTTCTCCGGTTATTTGATCTGTGCCTTTATAAATGCTCCAGTACCTTTTTTGTCCTATTTTCACTTCGTCAAAAAACGAACGATTGGGAGTAAAACAGGTTATATCCTTAAACTTTTTCTGAAGTAATTGAATCAGCAGATTCTTTTTATCAAGTAATCTAGGATCATTTCTGTGCCGGTGTAGATAAAGATCCAGGGCGAGTTCTGAACGTCCAATATCTTTTGCAATTTGCGGACGCGGTTTTTCATTAATGTACTTAAATACGTATCTAGTTTGAGCTTTCGACCAGTGTTTCATTGTTTATTCTATTTTTTTTCAAAAGATTTAGAGAAGCGGTTATTTTTTCATTATCAAATTGTCTATTAATAGCTGTATATGTACTATTAAAGCGATAACATACATTTGATTCGGAAATATAGTATTCAGCAATTTTGATATAAAATTCAATATTTGATTTGTTCCAGTTTGGGTCAATTTTCATCGATTCACCTACTTTTAATAGGTCTAAAAGATCGTAAACTCTATTTTTGAAAGACCAGAATTTTGATTCTCCCATTTGTTTAATGGACAATTCTATCCATGCTGGATCGGTAAGTGATTTGAGTTTGTAGATTGACAAGTCCATAATCGGTTAAAATTGAATGAAATAATTTTCAAATTGTTCCTGAATATTTGTTTTCAAAAGATCTACGTTCACATCGTTTTTCAATAAAAACGAGTATTGACCTTTATTTCTGCCATTTGCCTGTACACCGGTTAATGTTCTTATTCCCCCAAGCGATAAAATGTTTTTATAGGCAAAATTCAAATGTTCGTAAACATTGAAATTGACTTCTATCAATAAAATGATTGTGTTATACATTTTATTCACCTGTAGTTTCATTTCGGAATCACCAGAATTAAGAGTGCTTTCAAGGATGGTCATGATCTTTATATTTTGTGTGATTTAAATACATATCCTTTTCTTTCTTGAGCAATCGTTGGATATTACGAGTTGACTTAATTGCTGCAGGTAGAATAATTAGGACAACAAGTATTTTTAAAACTGTTTCCATAGCCCAACTATTTAATTAACATACAAATTATAATAACCGCAATAATTCCCCAGGCAATAGCATCGGCTAGTCGATTATCCCTAATATCAGCTTTTCGCCGTTGCTCCGATTCGTATATATGTTCCAATGGTGTTTTCATCTTGATTAATTTAAGGAGTTAGATTGATATGAGTTAACACAAAAAGATATTAGCATTACTAAATAAATAAAAGCTAAAACTGCGAGGATAATTAAAAGAGTTTTCATGATTTTATAATTATATAGTTAATTTGACCACATGTTTTACATTTCCAAAATTCCGTGCCCTGGTACCAATCACTAGGAGGATTGATTACCTTGTTTTCGCATGATTTACAGTAGAAAAAGCCTTTGGCGCAAGCATAGCCTACATGAAGATCAGCGGCGTTGTAACCTTGTTGAATCAGGTTCTTTTTCAGCATGTTTAATTCTGAAAAACTGCCGTCTTTAAACTTTTTAGATTTATATGTTAATCTAGCGTTACTATTCATTTTATTTTTTCGTTTAAATGAAAAATTAAAATAAAACTACCAGTTCCGGCATCTGCGTTACTTTCCCCCAATTTGCCTTCAAGAGGTTTCTTGGTTCGTCCGAGGTTTCGGGGCCACCGGAACTGGTAGTGGTTTTTTGCTTTCGATATTCTGAAAGCAAGAAACTATGTTGAGTAGAGAGGTTTTCAAAAAAAAAGGAGAGTTTTCCCGTCAGACTTCCGGGACCATTACACAAAGATTCACTATCACCTTTTTTTGTATTTATTGTCCGATTTGGCTCTCCTTTTTTTGCCGGCCTTCCGGCACCTTGCTGACGCTTCAGCTAAGGGGTTAATTATTGATCAACTTTTTCGCAATCAGCAAAATTGATTCGCAGTTCTACCTTTTGTCCAAAAAAGTCACGTTGAGCAGTAAAACCGAGATTTGTAATATCTGAAACTCTGCTATAAAACAGTTTATTGAAATCGTTGCACAAAAAAACTACTTCACCATTTGCTATCAGAAAGAAATAGGGCTTTTTCCCTTTATATGCAAAAACAACAGTATTTTCAAACTCAGTGCGGGTAATTGGCATATTAAGCTATTATTTAAGGTTAATTTCATTTGAAAAAACTTTTTCGCCAGCTAATTCTTCTATTACTTTTTGATGTAATGGCGGAACTTTGGTTCGACCATAGTACCAATTTTTATATACATCTTCAGTAATAATACAAGTATCTATCACTTGCTTTTTAATATTATCAAATTGCCCTTTTGGCATCGAATCCATGAAATTTCTAAACTTTTCCATATCTTTACACGTTTATTGTATAATTACTCTGCAAATGTAGAACTAACTTTCGATTTATGCAAGTCATTTCTCGATTATTTACTGTTAAATCTTTCGATTAATACAAATAAATAACTATTGCATTGTTAATCAATTAATTAAATAATGGACACAAATCAAATTATCAAAAACATTTTTATTCTTAGGGATAAAAAAAGAATGCTTCAGCAAGATTTGGCTGATGCATTAGGAATATCAGACGGATCATACTCAAAATTAGAGGCTGGAAAACGAGAATTGAAGCTAAGCGAACTTTCGATTATTGCAGAAAAGCTAGGTGTAAGAGAAATTGATATTATCACTTATCCCGAAGTATACGAGTTAAAAAATGATAATAGTTCAATAGTTTCAAGTCCTATCGAAACGTATGAATTAACAAATGCACACGTAAATCCATGGGAATTGTTATATGAATGTCAGAAAGATCTTATGGAAACTAAATTAGAGAATGAGCGTCTAAAAAACGTCAGTGCACCCGTCAAGGATGCACTCGCAGGGTAAGAATGTGGATTCTTTATCCTGTCTTAAGAATGATAGTTATAATTCAACTAGCATTCTTAAAACATTGAAATGTAGACCAATTGCAGACCAAATACTTATAAATGACTATGAATAAGGAAGAGTTGTGGTACGCCACGAACCTCATTACCCCCAAAAGCTCACAGTCGCAAAGACTGTGAGCTTTTGCATTTTAGGTATATTTCAACAAGTTACGACCGAATCCTAATAGAAAAATTAATTGAACTAAACAACAAATTGTAGACCGTTCTACACAAATGTATACCGCCATGATTACCGTAAAACTATATTTAAGGTGTGACAACAAAGAAAAGAAATCCGGCTATGTGTGGGTTTCATTCTATGTCAATAGAGAGAAGGTGAATTTTTCTACTAAAATTTTGTGTGAAGTAAAAAATTGGAATGAAAAATCCCAACAGGTAAGAGTATCGGATAAAGATGCATCGGATAAGAATCTTATCCTTGGGAATATTTTATCCCGGATAAATTCCGTATTTGTTAAGTATAGGCTTAAAAACAAAGTTCTCACGCGAGCAGGTTTTTTAAAATCATATAATAGACCTGATGATTTTGAAAATTTCTATACCTTTTATGAAGATCAAAGAAAAAAGGCATCGAGAATGATA